TTCGGTTATACAATCCAAACAGATGTCATGTCCGTTCCACCAATGGGTAAGGAAGCGTACATCAATCTTCTTTGTATTGTCACTCAAACCCCAGATAATGTCAACAGTTTTCTTCGCATCTTTACAACATTCACACTGTAGACGTTTTTGGTTCTTTGGGAGAGTCTCAAAATGCTTTTTAATTTCAACCAATAAGCAAGTAGGACACAACGAGTCCTTGGTGTTGGATATTCCAAGTCTTGACCCACTGCTTACTTTACCCATGTAGTCGGGGCGCTTGAAATCCATCCTCACATTGCATGAGGTGCACCGATATGGATTGAGTTTATACTTTACCGTTCTCCAGAAATATCCTAGATCGGTTTCAGTTGGCATCCATGTTGGAATTGGGATCTTTATATAACGCTGCATCATCATTCTCATTTGCAAATTCTTCTTCAATGTTCGCTCTTAGCAGACTTTCATAATCTTCTAAGAGGTCGTAGTCGGAATAGTCTTCATAGTACTCTCGTTCTTCTCCACCGATAGAAGCGATCCTATCGATGAGTTGTTCTCTCAGTGCCTTCATGACCAGGTCCTATGATCTTCTGCTATATGCTCTAAACCATCATACTCCGAGATATGCCACTTAACACCGTCTGGTATATCTATGATTGCAATCTCGGCCGCAAAGCCCCATGCTCTCTTACCCATTGCTTCTAGTACAGCAATCAGATCAGCTTCGCCACGATCCTCGGTAAACTCCCACGGAGATAGATGGTGATCCTCTTTTCCAACATGGCCAGCGCGGTAATACGTATTACCCATCAATTTTGATTCGCTTTCAATATACTCGAAAGCGATACCTTTGCGTTTCAATAGTTCTTCGAACCCCTCATCCGATAGACCGAAACCACCAAAGCATCTATTAATTGCTACTTTCATTTTAACCTCTTCTCATCCTTGCTACATCATGCGCAGATTCGCTACTAAAAATTGGAACCAAATTGGACTTATGCATTGCTGCAATACCAATCATCTGATCGCCAGTATATACCGGACGAGCAGTCTTTGTTGCAACAGCAGCACCACTATTCAATGATTTATGTTGTCTGTGATCGAGCGCTCCAGGACGAAGCGACATCAGCTTAGGTTCAACCCAAGGCTTAACAATTTGCTGAGTACGTCCCTTGTTGTCAGACAGGCCATACTTCTCTTTATACAGATCCCAAGCATCTTTTTGCTTCTGCTTTTGCTTGCGAGTCTTTTTCGAACGTGTACTCAAATATACAATGCTCATAATAATCCTTGAAATGTTCAATACATTATAGGTCTGTTAATTGTTATAGATACCGTTCACCCGATATCGTTTGCTTTTAACGTCGATAGCTTATTAATGTATCCGTCGATACGTTTTCACCATCTTCAACTCGTTACGCGTGCCGGCCGACAGAGACGTAAGTGAGAGTGCACTATCCTGGTTGCACAGGGAATTTCCAATTAACAGACCTATAACCCCTCTACAAGGGCCATAGGAAAATACTTACTTAAATACGCGCGATACGTAGTAGTAAGCGTTGGCAAACGTAATGCCAAGTTCCATCTGAATCAGCTTAGCGATATCGCTATGCTTCTTATCACGATTGGCCTCAAAAATCTCCAAGGCTTTGGCTTTCTTATCGCCACCACGTTTAGACGTTGCAGTTGCTTCCACGGTACTCTCCTTCATAACAAAACAATAGGGATGGTTTACCTTCATATTAGCGAGCTTCTCATTAGCCTTAGTTAAGGCAAACTCCGGTATGTAGTCTTCACGTTGTAATATTGCTTGCTCAATTAAACATTTTGCAATGATCGCTGCATCAATAGTATCACGTACAGGCTTACAACCTAACGCACTAATAATCTGATTAGATGTAATGAATGGGTCGGACGCTTCGGAAATAGCCAAGCTAACATTCTGAATTGCTCGGTTTATTGAGCCGTTCGGATTGATATCGTACTTCTTGAACACACCTTGAATATTAACCATTCGGTAAATCCTTTATCAGTTAAGGTAGAACCTATTTTACACAAGTTTTGAGCAAATGTCAACAGGCTATAACTAGCTGATTTTAAAGTGTATTTTCGAACAGATTGCCTGTTACTACACCTTTTGGGAGTGGGTTTTGGTCATGGTACTCGGTGAACACTTTGAGTACTTTTTCACGGTAGTCGCTTGTCCTTTTTACAAACAATTGCTGTTTGTTCTCACCATCTTCAACTGCAATGACAATTGCAATCTGAGGAATATGCAATGTCATTATGTCTTTGTACACCTCTTCGAGCATAATAGCATAGCATGTAGATTGGAGGAAGTAGTCTTCAATCCAACCATCTTTCTTGTCTTTAGTCGCTGTCTTGAAATCAACGACTGTGTTCATACCCTGAAACCGACAGAACATATCTGTTCGTCCAGCCGTTCTTAGTGTATGTGAGAATAGCGCCAACTCATTACCATACACCACTTCTACATTCTCATCGAGAACCGGACGTATATGGCTGAACAACTCTATATGGAGCGGCATATGCTTCCCTAGATAGTTCTCCTTATTAAGGAGGTAATCCTCGCATATTTGATGAAGTTGTGTCCCTCTATCAGAAGCACGACGGGAGATTCGATTTGCTTCTGCTTCCCCCACTTTCTTACGCCATCTGTCTAGTCCAGCTTTCTTTTCTTGATTACTACCAAGGACAGTGGTTACGGATGGATATAATGCACCATCCGGAGTCCAGTAATAGCGCTTGCCATTGATTGTGGTGGAATCAAGATCTATTTGTGGTAGATCTTGACGCTCAAACAATTTACGGTTTTGAGTCTTCGAGTTGAATCTTTGCAAGGATATAATCTTTCACTAAACTACTACGAACAATATCATCAGTTGTAAATTCAATTCGTGTGAATGCTTTCATCAAAGCGGCTACTTCAAAAAACTTTAGTAGGCCTGACTTATCATCACGTTTCTTCAAATCACACTGTCTATAATCACCACACCATATGATCTTTGAGCGATGACCGACTCGAGTCATAACTGTATCGATTTCTTCATATGTCATGTTTTGCATTTCATCAACAATAATAATAGCATCATCAAAGGTCATTCCTCTAATGAACGATGTTGAGATAAACTCAATCGCATGCTGTTCCTCTAGTCGCTGATAAGCATCTCTCCTACCAAACAACGTATCGCATATCTGCATATACGGTTGTCTATAAATCTCTAACTTACCTTCTATGTCACCTGGAAGGTGACCAATCTCTCTACCTTGTACAGCAGATCTTACAATAATAACTTTACTAAAAGTATTACTTTTATCTAATACTTCTTCTAGTGCTTTATATAATGCAATAAAGCTTTTTCCAGTTCCTGCTACACCATGCAATGCTATAAAATAATCGCCTCGCTTGTATGCATCATAAAACTTCTTTTGGTTATCAGTCAGTGGATCAAACGTCTTCATTTGATCTAATTTTATTTTCAATGGCAAATGTTGTCTTGATGGTTGCTCGTTATATTGGGGTTGCGTGTCTGTGTTAACTGCGTGTAATGCGTTTGAGCGTTTGCTAGCCATTTTTCTCCTGCCGATTGGGTTAGTTATTGTTATTCGGAGCTCCTCCATTTACGGATTGCTCTCTCGGTTTGAACTTGCTTGATGGACTTCTTTCCGTGATTAGATGCTAGTGGAGAACCTGGATGAGCATCGGATATTTTCGATAACACATCTTTGAAACCACTATCCACTTTTCCAGTAATAGAAACGCCTGAGACAATATTAGGCGCCTCAATCACTCTTACGTGGTTGGGGTTAGCCTCTTTGTAATTGTCGAGTTCACTGATGCGCATCATAATATCGAATACTTCATCGGTGTTGGTATCACGGAAACAATAGATTGGCATTTACTTCTTAGTTGTCGTACGTGGTTTGCGAGTTGTTGTGGTAGTAGTTTTCTTAGCAGCAGTCTTCTTAGCAGCTGGTTTAGCAACCTCAACTACTGGTTCTGGCGTTGGCTCGGGTAGAGTAACTTCTACTGCCTTTGGTGTGAATGCTTTGTATATCGCATACGCAAAGCCTGCAACTACTACTAAAATTACGATTAGTTCCATTTAAGTCTCCTTGTTAATAATTTTCATCCATAATGACTTTCCAGTCTTTCCGCCTAATAGCTCTATCTACGGCGGTGTTTGCTTTTGCTAACTGCTGTGTTTTCGCTTTCTTGGACAAGTGGCGACTGTCGTCTCCGAAGTCCTTAAACGACTTGTGTGTTTTCTTCGTTTTATGAAGTTGTTCGCTCTTCATTATTATCCTGCTCCACGATAAGACCTGGGAATGCTTCCTTGACAAGTTTAGCCGTGATTCCTTTATATGGAATCTTTTTATCTTTAATAGCAACAAGGATCGCCGCATCGCTTGGATGTATTGATTCAAGTAGTTCTATGTAGAGAGCTTCTCGGCGTATTTTGGTAAGGTTAGGATTGCCACCTTTAACAAAAAGATACAAACGACGTACCTCTGACATTAAACGTAGCTCTTGTGCGGGGTATGGACATTCTTTAAATGGCGGAGCACCTTCAGGGAGATCCCATACAATTGTCGGGTCGTATGCATAACGTAGAATCGTCTGCAACGCTGGGTTCTGATATTGACGTAGGAAGTTAATTTTATCTTCCGTCGACTTGAGAGCTGAGGCTTGCTCTAGTATTTGAAATATACCTAATCTCATATTAAAATTCACCAATATTTTCAGTCAAGGTTTTGAGTTTGAACTTGTTAAAATACTCTGCTAACTTATCTTTCGGTTTGTTAGCTTCGCTATGATACTTCTCTAAAATAGAATTCATTAGTTCTTCGGGAATCATGTGGAGGTCAATTAAACGTTCGTTCCGTTTGAAATTGTTTAGTTGCTCTGGAGGAAGTACTTTGGACAAATCAGCAATGTTAGTAAGATGCTCGATTCGTTTGGCTGGTAACGACTTTTGTCGTTCGCCTTCGATGATACACGTGTCGGAGGACATTATATTAGGAATCCCGTCTCCCCTATCCCCTTTGAGGATATGCTCACGTAAGTATTTGTGAGGGTTGGCGTTCTTAATTTGTTTTTTAAGAATCGGGTTATACTGTTCGACGTTTCCATACACTTGTAGTTGTACAAAATCTTTATCACCTGATAAGATCAATATTTTTTCACTTGATTGTAATATAGTACCGTATTCAATACACAATGTTGCAATAATGTCATCTGCTTCCGCACCTTCCACTTGCAACACTCTATAAGGCGAGTAGTGTTTCAACTCATCTCTAATCTTATTTAGACAATTAAAGATTTGATTCCAATCAATTTCTGACTGCGCTCTTGCCTTTTTACGATTGGCTTTATAGTATGGAAATACCTGCTTACGCCAGTACTTCTTATCATCACAAGCAATAATAATCTCACCATAGTCAGCAAAGTTTTTACGGAACGAACGAATGCTGTTCAGAACCATGTGTCTGAAAATATCTTCTTCTATCACAGTATTAGTGTGATTGCCAAGCTGAGCCATAATATTGGCGATCATCACTTGGCTGATATCTATGATAATCATTATGTTATTGTAATCGAATTACCCTAATTAGTCAACAGCTTTTTCGGGTAACTTAATATTGTGGTCTTCTAAAATACCACCAAGTAGCGCATTCCACTGGTGTGTACGGTATTGCCAACTATAGAATACATCAGCATACGATTTCTGACCGGCTAAACGCGTCTGTACAGCATCAGTCCAATAGTTCTCAATGCCCATTGCTAGGTGGTTGATCAACGATACAGCATGGTCGCGTTTGTCTTGTGTCCATTGATACATCCAAGTCCAGTTTGCTGCCGTCTCGTACAACGCGCCGTAGTTGGGGTGTACACACAAACAACCAGCACTCATTGCTTCCATTAAAGCCATACACGATGTTTCTAACCAAATAGAAGGGTATGCTTGAATGTGTGCTTCAGCAAGAGCTGCTCTCACTACATCATTCGGTTGATAGCCGTGGTAATTGATCTTAGGATGCTCTTCACAAAATTTGAATAGATCCTTGTATGGCTCATCTCGGTCAGCCCATCCATACGCTTTAAACGAGGAAAATACGTCTAGTTCAATGTTGTCATATCGTTCGCACAATTTATCAAATACAGGAACAAGAATTTCCAATCCACGATGTGGAGTTGTATTGTAGATAATCTTGATTTTATCTTTAGACTTTTCTTTAGTATAGATTGGTTCAATTGCATTCTGCAATACAACTGACTTGTACCATGGAAGTCCGTAGTGCTGTTGGTATTGTTGGAATTGCCAGTTTGAAACGAAGATCAGTTTCTCGAACTTATTCCATCCACCATTAGCGAGGTGTTGGGATTCTGGATCACCAGGAAGGTCGTGTAGCCAGTACAGTTCTAGCTTACCGGGGCTAGTTCCACGAAAGCGGCTAGCGGTTATATTGAAGTGGTCAAGTAGTTGAGGATCAATACGGTCTTGTAAACCGTACTTCATCATCTCAGTACCGCCCATTGCGTTCTTACTCAACTCATCTGTTGCTATCGGCATTATATTCTCACAAATCAAATTTTACACTAATAACACTATCTAGGCGAAATGATCTCCACGCTTCTTTGTCCAAGTCCCAAACAGCCAGTGTATCGAGGTTTTCTTCTTTAACCCGATCAGTTGTCTTCTCGTGGGGAACAATTACAGCTTCGGCTAATGTGCAATTCATTTCTCGCTCACTACCATCCTTTTTAGTAAACACAATTGCCATAGGACCCATCCTTAAATGACCCTGAAGCCATTCACGTCCTTCTTTTGTTGCTAGTGGTTTCTCAAGCATTTCCATAATCATCTTCCTTTAGTTAAAATCCACGA